TATTAGCAGTAGGTGTAGGACTAACAGAAGCAAGTAAGATACTTGGTAGTATGGCAAGTGTTTACTTTGTATCAGTTGCTGCTATTGTTGCAGCTTTCTTTGGTGCTCAAGCAATGGGTAAAGGTAAAAAATAATGGCTGACTTTCAAAAGGTAGTAGATGCACTAGCAGTAAATAATGCAGAAGAAAAAGAAAGAGATAGTAATCTTAATAAAAATATCGCAGCTTTAAGAGAGAGTAATAAAGCTGCATTTTCAGATTTTCTAGTTTCAACTAAAGAAAATGCTGGTGCAGAAGTTGAAGGCAAAAAAGAAGATGCTGCACAAGATAGTAGAATGATGAAAATCTTTAAAGGTATAGGTGCTGGAATTACTGGACTTAAAGATGCAACTAAAGCTGGTATTGATAAAGTAAAGGGTTCAACTCTTTTTTCAATGTTAAAAGGAACACTTCTTGCTGGTTTATTCTTTGCAATTGCAGCTTTCTTTCAAAGTGATTTATTTCCAAAATTAATTGATGTAATCACAACTAAAATACTTCCAAAACTTATGGTTGTGTATGAATTTTTCAAAGGTAAGTTCTCAAAGTTTTTTGATGATTTAGGTACATTTTTAGATGACCCAAGTTGGACTAATCTTGGAACACTTATAATGGATAATAAGGTTGCATTAATAACACTTGCAGCTTTACTTGCACCAGGCAAGTTTCTTAAAGTTCTTAGACTTGGTTTCATGGCTATCAAAGCATCAACTATATTTCTCGGTAAAGAATTAATGAAAGATGCAAAAGGTGTTAGGTTTGGAAAAACAAAAGGTATGTTTACAAAAATATTTGATTTTGTAAAAACAAAAGTAGGTTTGATAGGTGGTATCGCTACTGCTATTGGAACAAAGTTTGCAGCTATAGGAACTGCACTTACAGGTTTCTTTGGTGTTGCTCTTGCACCATTAGTTGCAATTGTCGCTGCTGTTGTTGCTGTAGGTTATTCTGTGTATGAGGGATTTTTAGCGTTCAAAAAAAGATTTGAAGAAACTGGTAGTGTTATGGAATCAATAAAAGCTGGAATATCTACGTTTTTAGGAACTTTGATTGCATTACCATCAACTTTACTACAAAAAATTATTTCCTTTTTCGCTGGTCTATTTGGATTTGACCAATTTAAAGAAAAACTAGATTCTTTTGATTTTGCTGGAGATGCTTCTAGAGCAATTGAAAAAATAATAGATTATGTCATAAATTTTTTTACTGGTTTACCAGACAAAATAAGTGCTTTTTTTAAAAAATATATTGGGCCTGATGCAGAATGGGCAAAGAACATACAACAATCAATTACAGATTTCTTTGCACCAATTATCAATTTTGACTTTAGTGCATTACTTGGAGATTTACTTGCAAAAGCTGGTAAGATAGGTAAAAAGATTGCAAGTTTCTTTGGATTTGGTGGTGGAGAAAAGGGTGAAGAAGGTGCAAAGTCAAAAGCAGAAACAAAAGCGTCTACTGCTGATGTAATAGTTCAGTTTGAAAAAGAAAGACAAACACTTCAAAATAGAATAGATCAGTTAGAAGCAAGAGCTGCAAAAGGATTTAGGTCTAGTTCAGCAAGAAGAAGTACTGAAGGCGAATTGAGTTTCAGAGAAAGACAATTAAAAGCTTTAGACAAATCTGCTATGGCAAAATCAATGGGTGGTGATGCTGCAACTATTGTAAATGCACCTACTGTTAAAAGTTCAACTAATACCTCAAACTCTACTTCATCTACAGTTTCTTATGTTGGTAATCAAGACCCAATTTCCAAAGCTGCATCATTTGCTGGTATCTAAATAAAAAAAGAGGGGTTAACCATGACCCCTCACGCACTTATTAAGTAGTGACCCTTTAAGCGTTTGCGAGTTTCTCGAAATACGCCATACTGTCTTCTTCTTCCTCTTTCTCCACGATAGGAGCAGATTCTACTGGAGCAGTATCAACTACTGGTGCAGCAATCGGAGCATCTTCCATCTTATCAGTAACATTACCAACAGTAACACTACCAGATAGAACTGCATCAAGACGAGTCTTTAGTTCTTCATATGACTTGAAGTTAGAAGCTGCACTAAACTCACTTAGAGGATACTGTTTCTTCCATACTTCTTCAATCTTCTCATCATTATCAAAGATTGCAGATGGTGTATCGAAATCAGAACTATCGTAATTCCAATAACCAGCAACCTTACGAATCTTTAACTTGAAGTTTGCACCTTCCCAAAAATCAAATGGGTTGATTGCCTTCTCGTCTTCAAATTCTGGTTGCATTGCAGCCATTAACTTATCAAAGATTTTCTTCCCATAACGGAACAAGAATACTTTACCTTCATTCTCTGGGTGTTTAGAATCTGACACCACATAGATATTAGAGAAGTATTGTAACTTTCTTTTCTGTTTACGAGCGATTTCTTTGTCTGACTCAATTCCAGTATTCCAGTATGCACTATTCATTTCTGAAACTGGGTCATTCTTTCCAAGAGTTGTCAAAGAGTTCTCAATGTACCATTGACCAGTCGGCCCTTGAAATGCATGATTCCAGACCTTTGCCCAAGGCATATCTTCACCCTCTACTGCTGGTAGAAAACGAATAACTGCATAACCATTACCAGATTTATCTACTTCTGGTTTCCACAGTCTTTCATCTTTGTATGACTTTTTCTCTTGAGGTGCGTTTTCTTTTTGTACTTCGCCAAGTAACTTATCTAGAGAATTGCTTCTCTTTAGGTTTTCTAACGACATATGTATCTCCTTATTATCGTATGCTATTGTATAGTTCTTCGTATGTTAAATCTGTTCCAACCTTATAAAATTGTACATTAGAAAATTCTTTCTGTACCAGTTTAAATTGGTTATCCCAGTTAGTCGTGTTAAACCCACGACTGTCAGCAGTAAGATAATTCTTACTACCCTTGTATATGTTATTTAGTGGTTCTGAATAGTTACTCCCATCAAAGCCACACATATACAATTCCTCTGCACCACTCTGACAGGCCAGATGTGCTGCTGTGTGTCCTGCTGACCAATTTAGTGGATATTGTATTCTCTCCACCATGTCATTTTTTTCAATCCATGTTATGTATAGTCCAACATCTTTATTGCATTTTGCTCTTACATCATTTTCATCTAAATTTGGATTTTCTTTCATCATATCTTTTATTGCATCTTCTGGTGTAAAGTGAGTGTTGCCTTGTATAACACATAATTGCTTACCATTTTGTTCTGTTTCATATACTGGCACACCCTCACCTAATGCAATCATACTCGTATCAATAGGTGGTAAGATTTCCCAATCAGTAAACCAACATTTATTTTTAAGAGCATAGCCTGATTCATATATTTCTTGTTGCATACCATAGTCTACAGAAACAAGATTATCAACTGTGAAATCACGATAAATCGCATTACAACCCCATGTTATAAAGTCACCCCCTATTATTGGTTTTTTGGGTCTTGACTCTCCGTTTCCATAAACTATATGTCTCATTTAGACATTCTTCTCCTAATAGTACCATCTTCGATACTTCCACCATTCTTTACTTCAATAGAGTTAGTACCATCTGTACCATCAGACTTGACTACATAATCTGTATTGTGATTATCTACCCATCTTTCTTTCTTTACAAAGTCTAACTTGTAAGCATCTCTATCAGATAGATTTGCAAGTACGTTAAATGCAAGACTTATTCTTGGGTCTGTAGTTTTGTTCTGACCAAAACCATGAAATAAATAACTGTTAAACATAATCAAAGAACCTTTAGTACAAGGCATTGCAAGTCTATTTGTAAAGTTAGGATTTGCTTCGTGGTAATGTTTTCTTAATGAGATAAATGGGTCTGCATTGTAAGCCACCTTTTCAAATAACAATGGTGGATGGTTTGGTGTAGACTCAATATAGTAAACACCACTAATCAAAGAGTTACTATGATTATGCATACTCTGTGCAGAGTTAGGTCTGGACTTGTTTATCCAAGACTCATGTATCCAAAATTCTTTATAAGCAAGTGTCATAACATTATCAAGATAATCCTTGATACATTCTTCAAACCATACCTTTAAATCATCTAGTCCTTTATTGTCAACAATGTTTGGATTTTCTGAACCAAACTGTGTTGAGTCTGGATTACCACCACCTTGTTTAGAATAATCGAAATCATCTATGTCTGGTATGATTGGTGGATTGGGGTTCTGATATATTTTTAATACTCCAGCTGGGAATATTGGTATTCCATTATCCATGTATTAGTTCCTTTTAATCATCAAGTTCTCTCAAAGCATTCCAAGATATTGGAAATTTTTGGTGCAGATGCCAATCAATACAATCTGCAATATGTTGAGTTTCTTTCTGTGTATCATCTTTACATCTAAGATTACATACTCTTACAAAAGCCATAAGACTTCCAGACCAATACCACTCTGTATATAGATTTTGTGGTAGTATCATTCTTGCCATCTCTGGTGCAATATTCGCCTTCAACATATTCTGATATGTTGTTTTAATAAATTCTAAAGTAGAACCAAGATTATATTCTATAGTTTCATCACTAGAACCTTGCTTTTTATTATCTGCTTTCAATCTCCACTCTTGTGGAATATAAAACTCTGGTTCATCATCTACATAACGTCTTGATACTTCATTCCACACCAAACCGACTTGGTGTTTCACTAATTGTCTTGCAACAAAGATTGGAGCTTTGATTCTGAACTGCAAACTTGCATGACCAAAAGGACTCCAATGATTGTGCTTTGCAAGATAGTTAATGAGTTTCTCATCTTTATCAGATAACTCATTACTCACTTTTGCGAAAGAGACTCGAGCAGCATTAACTACACTCAAGTCTGTTCCCATGACATCAATTAGGTTGACGTTCATATCGCTTCTTCTCCGTAAACGCCCTACGAGTGGGTCTATAACCTTTAGGCCACTCTGGTACACGAGTTGCAAGTTTTTTGCATCTCTCCCTTAACTCCTCGTTGGACTTAACCAACTCGGCGTTATCTGCTTCGAGTTCCTTAACTCGATTCTTGAGTTGCATATCCTCAAGAGCTTGAAATGCATTTTTAGCATTAATAGACATACCATATTCTCCTATATTGGTAGGGTTGCAGTTTTTTCTAGGAAGTTTAACTCCCTAGCATTTGCCTCAATCTTTTCTTTGAGACCTTTAGTAATCAATCGACCTACTGAATCTGGTTCAAGTTCATTCTTCTGACAGTACCAGATAACAGCATCCAGATGATTGATATTCTTATCTTGTGCGACTTTCTCTATTTCTAATGAGAATGTTTTTGGTGTTTGCATTTTGTACCTTTTTTGATTGATTTAATATATTCATAATAACATAATATAACGTATCTGTCAATATAAAATTAACAATTATTCGTGTTCTCCACCAACATCTCTTGGGTCTAATTCATATCTTTTACCCTTGATATAAATTGCTCTTGCACGACTTGGAGTGTGATAAAGTTTGTTCATAAGAAATCTAGGATTACTTTTTGCCATTTCAAATGTTGCAACTGTAACTGCGATTGCAGCCAGAATGATAATGTGTGCGATTGCAGTTATACCAAATATCCACATACTACTAAAGTATGAACTAAATGCAATACACCACATCCATGCTAGTACTTGCATTATCATATGTCTGGTATTTGTATCTGGAATGTTCTTGAGTGGGTTTCTATCATGGTTCATTATAGATTCCCAAGTATCATAAATGTATTTCATATTCACCTCTTTAAAATTCGTGGTGGGTTTCTGTTGCTAAGTACCCACCGAACTCCATGAGATTAAGCAGCTAGTGCATAATCCTCGATTGCAAAATTATCGTTTGCATTTACTTTAGTGAACTATTAAGCGTTCAACCTATGGTTCTACTCTTTCCTATCTCTGCCTGTCGATCCTATTTCAGCCCCATAAGAAACACTCGCAAGCAGTGATTCAATATCTCATCTACGAGTGTTTATGGTGGAGCTGTGGGGTATCGCACCCCAGTCCAGTCCAGTCTTTGGATTGTATCAACAAACCATACTCTATTTATAACACAAAAGAGGGGCATTGTCAACCCCTCTTTTTTTTATGGAGAATTAAATTACTTTACTTTTTTCAATCCTTGAGCATTAAATAAAAAGCTTCTATAAGTTGAACTCTTTACCAACATCTTTGAGTGATTTGAATCTGCATAGTCTAAATTAAATTCAATATCACCTTTAGGTGCAAGTAAAAATCTATCTGTTGCTTTACATAATATGTAATGTACTTGTTCAGTTTTCTTTGTACCAGTAAGATATGCAACTGATTCAGAACGAAAAAATGTATCCATTTCTGTGAAAAGTTGACACTTATTTGATGTTGTAAGATGAGTTTTAAGAAGTGATAAGAATTGTTTTGATTCTGCAGCTTTTTCAGTTCTTACCATTAGAGTAGCCCAAGCATTAAATGATCTACGCCATGGGTCGAACTTTGCAACTTTCTTATCATGGAAAAATGTAGAAGATATATTCATACCTATGCGAATATAATCTTTCCATTCTGCAAACAATCTTGAAGCATTCAATAAAGTTAAAGTTTCGGCACCGACAGCTTGATCGCCTTTACCTCTACGTCTAAACAATAACTGTTCTAAAGTTGTTACTTCTTCTTTTGTTGCAGATTTATCATCTCTCCAAATTACATCAAATTTTGTTCTGTTCTTTGCTGGAGCAGCTTTCGTAAAAGTATCTGACTTAACACCAGTTGCAACATGGACAAGCCTTGTTTCAAGTCCATTAGCAATTTCTTCTAATCTATGTTGAAACTCTGTAAGATTTCCAGTTATATCAAATGCACAACTATCGCCAGTAAAAAGCCAACCAAAAGCTGTTACACTTTTACTAATTTCATTTCGTTGTGCTGGTACTATTTTTCTATTTCTATTGTTATGATTTGCAAGAATGTGTTTGGCCATGGTTGGCGTCATCATTACTGGAAAAATTTCTTCTTTTGTTGATTTAGGATTAAATCCTAATATTTCAGTTGAGGCATCAACTACCTCTTTTGCTCTATGGCTAAATTCCATTATAAACTCCTTCGTGTTAATGGTATCACTCATTTGTGATATTTGGAGCGAAAGGCCTGTACTGCCCAGACTTCTCTTAGTTGGAAACTAAGTATAATACTTTTATACTACTTTCGCTGATTGTTATTACATAGTAACATGATTCGCTACGATTGTCAATACCTTTTAGTAACTTTGTTTAGGTTTTTTACAATAAGTTTCACGGCGTAACCATGAACTTGGTTGTACATTATTCATTAAGGTTAGACTCCTAACATGAGGTCTATTTTTCCAACCATACCAACCAGTTTTTTTTCCTTTATCGTGTGGTGGTTTAGTACCAACTGATAAATATTGGTCTTGTGTGATGTCAATAATATTACCATCAACATCTTCACACCACCAATGACTTCCAGCAACATCACATGGTGCTGACATTGTTTTTAGATTTGCATCTTTAAAGAAATAATATAAAGCTTGTGTAGCGTGATAACAATGGCCAAACATAGGATTGCCCATATTTTTCTCTCTGAATCTTGGTGGACATAAATTAATAGTTAAATTTTTGTGAATAAGTTTTGTTACCTTATCTAAATCCTTTGGATAATCATACTGTTCATAATCTAAAACTTTTGCAGCCCACTCTTTATATTCTTTTGGTTTTATTTTATAATACTTACTATGTTTAACTTGAGTAGTCATCTGATAATCTCTATATCAGCATTATTGTTCCAAGTTTCTAAATCTCGTCTTAATCTGCCATCAGCCTTGAGTGTTTCATATCTCTTAGAAGCTTTGTTCTTCCACCAAGAAACTACGCCATCAAAGCTATACCGATCATAGTTCTCTTTCTTTACAAGTGTATCTGTTTCAAAGTTAAGATACTCTTTCACATTGTCATATCCAAAGTCAGACATATACGCTCTTTTCTTTTCAGTCAGACCTTTTGCATCATTAAATGTCTGAACAAACTTTGTGTATTCTTGTGGTTCACTATCTTTAAGAGAAGCTTTGATAATAGAAATCATTTTAGTCTGTGTCTTGAGTTTCCTGCTGGAAGCCATAGGATCGATAAGTGGTTCGCCATTTCTTTCTTTGAACCAATCATTTAATCTATGAAAATTATCATCATTTATAAGTGGTGCAAAGTCAGACATAGTATTACCTTTATATCTTAAAAAAGGTTTCATGCCGTCATATTGTGAAGTAGATTTTGTAGAACCATAAAGTGATGTTGTTTCAAACATACAGAATGGGCCACCATACTTCTTATC